TTATTATATGTACTACCACCTTTACCACTAAACGTTTCATTAGGTCCTGAAAGTCCTCTAGGAAATGTCTTTCCATCAAAGCTGATTGTTGATAGGTCTCCTTTTATAGTTTCACTATCTACTCTAGCAATGGCTTCTTCCTCTTTCTTTGTCAATTTATTCATAACCTTCTTAGGATCAACCTTTGGAACACTACTACTACTACCAAACATATTCTCCCATGGCTTACCCTCCTCTCCAGGCATTCCTTGTTTCTTAGGTAATCCAAGTGCATTAGCAAGAATATCACCCAAAACTTGCCCTACTCCATCACCTGGCTGATAATCTGACTTATCACTCTTCATTTTACCAATAGCCCAACCACCTGCCATATCAGCAGCCATATATGCTCCAACCAATGCTGCAGTAAGAGCTAAACTAGCACCACCACTAAAAGGAGCAGCAGCAACTGTCGCAGTAAGTAAAGCATTAAATCCAGCATCAATCGCTAATGCAGTTGCAGTTCTCATTAAAGCACGAGTCCAGTGAACACCACGTAAAATATCAGAGATGAAAATTATGGCATCTCCTACAAAAGGAGCAAAACCAAGAGCTCTCTTTAATGCAGGATTATCAATCAAACCAAGCAATCTTCTTGCACCAGCAGAACCAACTAAATCAGAATCAGCTAATTTCTGTAACCATTTACTTGGATTAACATTTTCTAATAAATTACCAACAGGTTCAGATATACGTTTATTAAACCAATTTCCACCAGTTTCAAGAGCACCAGTTAAACCTCTTCTAATACCTCTTGCTTTTTCTCCTGCAAAGTCACTTAGTTGTCCCGCTCTTTTACCCCAATCAACTCCTAAGAATTTACCTCTTGTTTTTGGTGGAGTTGATGGACCCTGAACTTTAGGTTGATCTATACCAAGACGTTTTTTCCATTTATTAAAGAATTGATCACGTTTAAATTTTCTGTTTCTGTTTACTCTTTCATTAAACTTCTTTTTATATTCTGTATCCTTTAATCTTTCCTGTCTGTTTTTATTTTTTATTCTATTCCTCTCATTAGAACCACTTTGTTCACCCCATTCATTACCCAAAGCAATCATAGCAAGACCAATACCAAAAATAAGATTCATTGTCTTATTAAGGACACCACTAATAGCATCAAAAGCTTGTACTCCCTTCTCCCCAAAAACACCCTCTATTTTATCTCTAGTCCAATCATATGCTTTATACCCCCAATCAACAAAGGTAACCAAACCATTAAGTATCTTTCCTCCCCATTTAAGAACAAAATCTGCAAAAGATGCTAAAAATTTTAAAATTCCCTTAAGTTTGGGAAGCCATTTCATCACCCTCAATGCCAACCAACCAAAAAGAACTGTAAAGAAGAATTTTTTTATATTATTCCACCATCCCTTAATTTTACCTGGAACTGGTATTTTTATTCTACTCTTTTTACCTTTTTTATCAGGATTTTCTATCTCTTCTTCATTTTCAGCTCTTTCCTCTTGTTCTTCTACTTTTCTCTTCTCCTCTGCTGCTTTCTTTTCTGCAGCAAGAGTTCCCTTTAATAAATCCTCTATCTTTATTACTTTTGTTTTTATAACCAACATAGGATCTTCATCCTTCTTTTCTATCTTGGATATAGAAGAACTCTGTTTTTTAAGTGGCACTAAGTTAGTTTTAGGACGAACTGCTAATGATCCTCCCTTTTCACTCTTTCCTAATAGTTTATTTGCAGTTATTGCCATTATACACTAATACCCAATACTTCCATTTTTCTAGGTGATCTAATAACCTTTGCATCAAAATTTGGTATCTCCTCATGTTCTCCTTGCGGAATATCTGCTTGCAGATTATCAGATGAACTTTCATCTATAACAATAACTTTTGGTTCTTTTTTTGGAGAAGGACTAATAGTTCTTGATTTTGATACTGATCTTCCTATTTGTCCACGAGATTCACCACTCCATGTTCTTCCACCAAAAATATTACCCATACCTTGAAGGAAACCAACAGAACCACCACCTTCAAATCCTTGAACTATATCACTAGCGAAATTTGATCTAGGGTCTCTGTCTATTGTTCTATCCCTAAAAGGAAGAGCTAACATGTTACCAACGTTTTTTATTTTTTTCCCAGTAGATAGATAAGGTGACTTATCAGTAATTGAGTTAGTGCCACCACCTCCACCACCAAGACCAGGAAGTCCTAACATATCCATATTAATTAACATTTCTGTAGCACCATCCATTCCTGAAGCACCCATCATTCCTGTAGGACCCATCATTCCTGGAGCACCATCCATTCCTATAGTAACACTACCACCTTCATTATATCTACCCATAGGAGTTGGTCTGTTTGTTCCACCTCCAACAGCATTCATAGCAGCAAGAGTATTTGTACCATACTTCTGAACTGCCCCTTTACTCATCACAAACTCACCAGCAGTCAATCTTGCAGGAACTTTATCCACACCAGCAGGACCAGATACAAAACCACCTGTAGCAAAATTTTGAGTTTCTCCACTATCACCTGAGAAATCACCTGATAATCCTTTTTCTAAAAGCATTCCTCCACCAATCAAAGCTGTATTTTTTATAAGTGGCGCAAATTTCCCTCCACCAGGAATCCCCTTAAGAATTTTTCCTAACTTTAACTTAGCAATTGCTGCAAGTAATTTAGGAATAAGTCCTAAAAATGAAAGAGTCCATCTTCCAACCATAACTACCAATTTTGTAGCCATTCTTCCAAAGGTAGTTCCAAATAAAATATATGCAGTTAATAAAGTAGGCCACCAATCTTTCAGAAATTTAAAAATACTTTTTATCTTATCTTGGTTTTCCTTCTTTCCACCCCATTCTAAAATTGAATAAAGAATTTTTCCTAAAATTACTGTTTGCAAAAATCCTATTATCTTAGACCATATACTCTGAAATGGTTTAATTACTTTCTCCCCTACTTTTTTAATTCCTTCCCATACTTTACCACCACCTTCTAAAAGTCTCTCTTTTAATGATCTACGTTTTTTCTCTGCTTCTTGTTTTGCATCCTTTGCATTCTCTTCTTGTAATCTATATTGTTCTCCTAATAATGCTTCTATAGAAACAACCTTTTCTTTAATTACTAAAAGATCTCCACCACCTTCGCTCTGTGCCTTTGCCTCTTTTGATGAATTAAGTAATTTTTGAGCAGATATTTTTTTCTTTGCTACTCTATATTCTAAATTCTTATTCTTTCTTACTCTCTGCCATTCTTCTCTTATAACCTCAACTTCATCACCCTTTAAAGAATTATCCTTCCTCGGATCTTTACTTCCTTCTTGATTAACTACTAAAAATTCTTTAAGAACAGATTCATATTCATCACCAGAAAGGTCTGCACTCCAATCCAAAGCAGGATCAAATAGAGAAAGTATCCCTGCTATATTTGGATTAACATCAACAGTTGTTCTACGTTGCATTACCTTGTTGTTGTGCTTTTAATTTCTCCTCTTCTAGGTGTTGTTGAAGAAGCCCCACATAGATGTCTCGTTCCCAAGGCATCATATTTTCTATCTCTGTCAAGCTATATTTATGATACTGCATCAAGGCAAAATTAAGTTTGAAGTAATCCTCCAAACTCATATGCAGTAGGGCTATGCGAAAAAACTTGCCAATCCCTCCAATACTACATCACTTTCAACCTTTGTTTTAGGATTAGTAACTTTAAAAGTATGAGATAATTTAGGCATAGTCTCAAAGAAAGATTCAATCTTCTTAAACTGAGTAGAATTCATTTGTTCTAAGAAATCTTTCATTTCTTTCTTAGTACAATCAGCAGAAGCCCATACTTCATCTTCCGTATAAATTTTATCAATACTAGAAGCAATTAAATCAAATGATTGATTTAATGCATTCTTATCATCAAACTCAAAATTATTTTTAATAAATTGTTCTAATGAAGGATATTTCATCTCCATCATTATAGAATCATCTAATTTGATTTTATTGGTATGATTCTCATCCTTTTGAACTTTAATATCATCCAAATAAATCGTTACTGGAACTTGAGTTTCTCCATCATCAGGACAAGTAACACTCACTTCAAGGTCTTCTCCAACAGATTTTCCTCTAATATTGAGGAACAAATATTCAATATCAAATGTAGGAAGAGCTTCTACTTTAATTCCTTTAGTAAGAATACAATTTTTAAGAACTGCTTTAATTGCATTTGTAATTTGCTTATTATCTTCACTCTCTAAAGCAATAACAAGAACCTTTTCCTCTTTTACAAGAAATGGTCTATAACTAACACTTTGTCCTGTGGAAGGTAAATCCAACTCATATGTTGGAGTAGCAATTTTTGGTAAAGGCATAATCTATAATTCAGATCGTATATTTATATATAAGGGTTTTTAAAAAGCATCCCTAATAGCTTGATTGGCAATTCCACCAGCAATATCTCCCAAAAGATCACTTCCTGTAACTCTATCAACTACATTATCAACCAATCCACCCCCAAGATTGCCCAAAAATCCAGCAGCATTAAACTGAGACATTTGAAATGGGTTTGTTGAAGGATATGCATTTTGACGACGCAAATCCCTTACAACATACCTTATATAACTCATTGATACTGTACATTTCAATAATGATGATCCATCATAAGAAACAGGCATTGAACTAATTGCCAAAGGAAAAGATCTTACAAATTCATATGTTAATGGATTTAAATGATCTTTTTCAAATTTTGTAACCCTTAATCCTTGACCAGCCATATAATCATTAGGATATCTTAACCTGTAATCATAGGAAGGATTCATTAAATCATCTTCACTTGCTGCTCTTTGTTGTCTAGTATTTTGAGTAAATCGACCATTAGTAATATAAGCCATCCATTCTTCAAAAAATTTAATTGGTTGATATAATCCTGCGTCAACATAAAAACTTAAATCTATTCTATCATCAAATATTCTTCTATGAACATGCTTTTCGGTTACACCAGTACGATCATTATTAATATCAAATGTTGCCAAATTAGATCCAGGTAAAGATGCATCTGAACACATTAAATTAATTTTATCTTGCTTCCCTACACCTTTCCAATGACCAAGAGGACCAATAATAGGTATCTCCACTTCAAAATGAGAAGTAGTTGCTGGCCTTAATAAATTGGATTTGATGTCGGAGACTCTTGCTATCCGTGGCATTTTATAAATACTTTTTGACCTTATATATTATGTATATGAGTAATGGGTGAAAGTATTAAGAGTTTATTTAAACCTACGAAACCAAGGAAATATAAAGGTGACGTAACTAATATTATTTGCCGTAGTTCTTGGGAAAGACGGTTTTGTAACTATTGCGATCTAAATGAAAATATTACAGAATGGGGAAGTGAAGAATTTTGGATACCTTACCGTGCTCCTGATGGTAGAGTCCGTAGATACTTTCCAGATTTCATCATCAAAGTAAAGGAAAATACAGGGAAATTGAAGACATATGTAATAGAGGTAAAACCACTTAAACAGACTAAAGAACCTAAAAAGAGGAAAAGAGTGACAAAATCCTATCTCTACGAATGTCAGACATATGCTGTAAATCAGGCAAAATGGAAAGCTGCAGATGAATGGTGTAAAGACCGCAAAATTGAATTTAAGATTATAACCGAAAGAGAACTAGGTATAAGATAATGACAGATTCATTCGGATTTAATGGTAATGGTGAAGAGGACGAAAGGTATGCAAATCGAATAGAACCGATAAAAGAAGAATTAGCAGCAGCAGTTAATGATCCTGAAGAAATGATGATGATCATTATGGAAGCACTAAATGATACTGTAACTCCTATTCCAGAAGTAGGAAATTATTATACCTTTATATACAATGCAAAAACACCTGATATTACATATGACCAACATCCACTAATTGCTTGCACAGATTTACAAGCATGGGGATTTAAAGGACTTAACTTTCATTGGAGACAATCTCGCAATTATACATGGGAAGAACTAGCAGGACAACTTTATAT